AGCCGATTTATTTATACTTCTGTATATACTAATCTATCTTCAGGACACATGGCACGTACCACACCCAATACATTCATAAATTGATTCGTATTATCACATACAATTTCTTTACTATCTCCCTCATTAGAGTAGATATAAAAAGTTTTCTTAGTAGGGTCAACCACACACTTCATTAAATATTCTTCATCCATTAATGCTGTAATATGACTCATCGCATTATACCACAGATAAAAAATTTGTCAACATTTTGCATATATCCAACCATTACATAGGTATTTACATACCTTTGGTCTCTTACCACGATGAACATATGTCCATGTGGCAGGAAAAAATACTAAGCTTCCACACTCAGGTTGCAATCTTGTACCATCAAAAAATTCTGTATATCCTTCATCCTCAACTTTAAGTGTGTTTAAGTACCACATAAAAACAAAGATTCTTGATCCACGACTCTCACTCATACACCAATCATTATGCCAATCATAAAAACCATTAGGTTCATATTTTTGTAATTTATATCCAGCATCTTTCATCTTATACTGAGAATTTGGAATGCATCTATAATGAATATTTTTTAAGTACTTCTCATATTCTTCCAATCCTTCTTGCAATGCTTTATAAAAAATCTTATCTTCTTCTTCCCATCCACTAATATTCGTAATATTAATATCTGTTGTATCTTTCATAGATTTATCAACTCTAGGAGCATTAGAACCAACAACTCCATCGTGTTTTCTTGGTTCTTTCTCAAATTTATCTATTACTTTATCACAAAAGGTTTTAGATAAAGATTTTTTCTTTACCCAAATCAATTCTTTAAACATTAAATTAAGTTTTCATTATAAACGTAAGAGCAAAATATGGTGGTCTGTTCTCGTGAGCATCTCCACTACCTTCATTATCAATATCAACTGAAACACTAATACCTGTTGTTGCATCATTCATTGCATCAGTACGAAGATTTGAGTTTTGATCACTTGGTGCAACTCTAGCTGGCATACTATCAGAATCATCAACACCACCTTTTAACTGATGACTATGACCTGGATCACTTACTGATGCATCGGCATCATGGTCGTGTGATGGCATTTCTGATGTACTGAGTGATACACTATTTTCTCCACCTTGAGCCGAAAGAGAATAACTACTACCAGTAGAAACAATAAACTTATTTCTTAAATCTGGTGTTCCATTCTGACCATTACATATAGCCCACCCATTAGGAGCAGTAGTTCCATAGTACATGATTATACAATATTGTGGTAATGTTGAACTACCATCTGATCCATCAGCACCATCACTAACGGTTTTCCATGCTGAACCAGTTCTAATTTTAATAGGCATATCGTTTTTGGTTATTTAGGGAAATAATTAAAATTAATTAATAATCTAGCATGTGTATCTGTACAAGAAGTACCTGTATGTTTCAGATTACTATCAAAAATTACTATTCTATTAGCAACACTATTTACTTTATCACCATTCTTAAATTTTGTAAACCCATTATTAGTATTAAGATAATAAATTGCCGTAGTCATATTATCAAAATCATTATGCCAAGCATCATCATGAATCTGTAATGTTTCTGTTATAGGATTTAGATTTGCTTTTATTCTAACGAGAGATGCCATTTCTAACTTCTCTCTAAAAAATTCTACCTGATGAAAATATGTTGTTGGTAAATCAAATTGATAAAAAGAATGTGTAAATTGATAATATTCAGTATCAATTAGTTCATAACCATCGGTTATAATTTTACCATAAGTCCAAGGAAAATTATTATTTGTTATGAATGAAAAAAGATTTTGATACTCATCATCACTTAAAAAATCATCAATTATTTTCATACTTAAGAAAAAGTCCAACCTCCTGGCGCAGTTGGCCATCCAGTATGTCCTACTCCAGTTTGTGCTGCTTTAACCATTGCTTCAATAGTATTTGCATCTAATCCAGACGGAAGATCTCTTAATGACTGTCGATATGTTTTCCATTCGTCTGGTACTGGAACACCTGCCTCAAGAGATTTTGCAACTATCCAATCACTATCTTCTATGTATATATTTCTCCATTTTCTTAAAGATTTTGTCCAATCTATTGATTCTCGTTTTTCACTTTCTATTCTTATTTGTTCAGTAGTAAGTCTGTCTGTTTCATCTTGCCACTTCCTATATGCTTTTTTATAATCTGTTATTGTAGTTAATCCAACTTCTGGTGTTCCATCATTATACTCAACATGTCCATGTCCTGAAGTACCATCCCACTGAACTGCATGAATATTATCTGCAATCCAATCCCAATCAGAATCACTACCAAGTCCGACATATGCTGTTAACCCAATACCAATATACTTATCACTGGGTATAATAGTTAGTTTTTCTTTTTCGTTACTCATTTTATCGTATTATCCTCCAACATATTTATTGGTTTAGGTCCAATTCTTAAACGATCAGCAACTTTAACAGTTTCATTTCTAAATGATTCAACTGCTGCCCCTGTTTGTCTTTGCATCTGTGAATTTTCAATTAATAACATAGGCATCCAAGTCACTGCACATCCCCACTCATCAACTTCTTCACCTGTTTGTGGATTAGTTCCTCTCACTTGAGTAAACCAAGAACATTGCATCTGAATACAATCTTTACCAATCAAGGGACAAAATTTTCCTTGTTCTAACTTCATTATTATGAGTCTTTAGAACATATTATAACATCAACGTACCGAACACGCAAGTCTAGATTACCATGATTATGTGATTGACCAGTAGTTCCAGATTGATTACTGGTAGTTTGACCTAAATTGAATGGATTGTTATCCCAGTCATTACCTTTTCTAGAACCTGCATTATTATTTGGCAATCCAGAATTACCATTATTCTCTGCATAGTAGTAGTTATTGTAATCGTGACTGTGAGCAGGTACTTGTGATGAAGTTAGAGTATGATTTCCTGTAGATCTGTCAGCAAAAGTACTTGTAAATGATTTATTACCACCACTACCGCCACCATTACCGCTTACAACTCTAAGTGCTTTATTATTATGTGATGTTGATTTTGTCCATCCAGTAGGAGCAGAAGACTGATAAAATAACATAAAAGTACCAGAAGGAATTACTACTTCGTCTGCTCCACCAGTTGCAGTACTAGTATCATACCATATATCACCATCACATGCTGAAGTAGGTGCTGTACTCTGAACAAATTTTCTACCATAAGCATTAGCACCAACAGTACCATTGAATTGGAAGTTAATTCTTTGTGTATTAGAATCAGGAGCTGTTATTGATACAGATTGAGAACAGCTATAATTATCACCATTAGATGCGTTTGTATATAATACTTCAACTGCGGTTACTCCACCACCATCTTCGATTACCTTTGATGGATCTGTCCAGAACCACTTATGATCTCCACTATCTCCTGTTGCCATAATTATAGAACTAGCAGATCCTACCAGTCCACTACCACCTTCAGCAATCTGATAAGCTTGAATTCCACCACCTACTCCATCATCACTAGTAATCTTCAATAGATTATCGGTTGGTTTAAATTGTAATGAGCTAGTAGTGTATACTTGTTCAGCAGCAGCAGTAGAATTATTAGAATCAACAAAAGTTAAATAATGCCAAGCAGTAGAAGTATTTCTTGCTAGTGTTTCTACACTACTTCCAACACCATCTCCCCAAGATGGAGGAGATGTTCCATTACTGGTAAGTACTTGTCCAGCAGATCCATTAGCAATAAAAGCAGTGGTATTAGCAGCAGATTGATAAGGAATCTGTGATGCTACTCCACCATCTAGATTAGTAGCAGTTGCAATTACATCACCCCATTCAATTCCATTACCAGCACCATTCATCTTCAGATACTTATTAGCACTACCAGCAGTTAAGAAGTTAGTAGTATTAGCAGCAGATTGATATACTATATTTGGGAAATTAGCACTACCACCAATTAGATTAGTAGCAGTTGCAATTACATCACCCCATACGATAGTATCATCAGCACCTACTGTTAATACCTTTCCTTCTGTTCCAACTGCAAGGAATGCAGTGGTATCAGCAGCAGATTGATAAGGTACTGATCCCTTTGCTCCACCAAGTAAATTAGTAGCAGTAGCAACAGTAGATTCCCAAGATGGAGCAATAGTACTACCATGACCAGTTAATACTTTACCCTCTGCACCATTAGGAAGGAATAAAGTAGTATCAGCAGCAGATTGATATGGAATCTTATATGCTGCACCACCCTGCAAATTCTGTGCAGTGGTAGTAATACCAGATCCTGGTGGACCCCAAGTCCAATTAGTACCATCAGATACAGGTACATCACCTACGTTTCCAGCATCTGCTGCATCAAGAAGAACTCCTGGTTGTATTTTTGGTACTACAAGTTTATTCGCATTCATATCATAGGTGACATCACCTG